AATCTTTGTTAACACAAATTCTCAACAATCATGAAGGTAGGAAAGCATGAGCACAATTACACTGAGGTCCGCCAAGGGCGTACCTTTAACAAATAATGAGGTTGATGATAACTTTACCAACCTCAATCAAGATAAGTATCAATCTGGTGACAGTCCATCGTTCGAGAACCTGACACTAACTGGCGCATTTATCCCATCAGTAAATGCATCGGTTGCTGCAGCAGGAACTGATCAAGGTGGCGCAACTGCGCTGACAAAAACAGTCAATATTGTTACCTCGGCAACAGCAAACCAAGGTGTCAAACTCCCGACTGCTGCTGTAGGCGTTTCTGTTACTATTGTCAATACTACTGCGGTTACCATTAAGGTTTATCCAAACACATCTGACGTCATTGACGAAGGAACTGTGAACGTTGCTGTTAATCTGGCACCATATAGTTCTGTTCAGTTAGTTGCGCAGGATACGCAAGATTGGTATCGCATTACTAATCTTATTGTTTACGATACAAGTGGTAACAGGTTGAACTAAAATGAATCCTCTAAAGGTCAAAGCATCTACGACGCCAATTACGTCTGCTGTTTTCAGCGGACTGGAACCTTTGACCAACGCAGAGGTTCAGAACTATATTGCAAATGTCATCACAACTAAGTTTGCGACGGATACCACTGGATCTGGCGCTGCTGAGATAAACATCACAACAGATAATTCGGGTTCAGGAACTTCTATTGGAACGTTCGTTGACACGGATAGAACTGAAGCGACTGGGACACATCCTGCCACGGGTGACATAACTACTACTACCTATTATGTAAAGCAAGTAACTGCTCCTGTTTCCGAAAGCGTAACTGCTCGTCCTGTCGCATGGCATTCTGATGGCATTCGCCGAATGACTGATGCTAATCTGGACGGTGTTTTGGATACTGTGATTTCGGCGTTTGTTTCCGAATCTGAATATACTGCTGGTCAATATAGACTACAAGCAACTGCTCCTACAGGTGGAACTTGGCAAGCAAGATACACGCTCACTGATGTCGCGAATGGCGGAAATACCACAACCTACCTGTGGCAAAAAACCGCTGCTTCAACAGTCGCCAACGATTCTCTTGCACCATTAAAAAGTAATGATGCCAACTCGTTGAAGATTATGACCGCTGCCGAAATTGAGCAGTTGGTTCCGAACTTCCGTAATCGCATTATCGATACTAATATCGGAACTTATAAACTGCAAGCGACTGCTCCAGGTGGCGGAACATGGGTTGAATTAGGAACCTCTACTACTGATACTAGAGAGCAAGTTTCTCCGCAAAATTATGTTGGTAACTATACAGGAACGTATAGCGGAGCATATGGCAGTCCACCATATACCTCACCATTCACAAGTCCTGGATACAGCAATAATTTCTCTGCTGGTTATACTGGACCTGCGAATTATACTGGAGTTTTTACTGGTGCAGGTCCAACGTACACTCGCAGTTTCAGCGGAGTATACACTAGAACTATTGTAGAAAATTTCGTAACCTATAGTAGAGCATACACAGGATCCTATACTGGACCTGCGTATACCACTCAGCGCGATGGAATACCATATTCTGTTGATGCACCCTCATACACTGGGTTCTATACTGGACCATCAACTTCAGGTGAAACTTTTACTGGTTTCTATACTGGACCATCAACTCCAGCACCTTCATACACTGGTTTCTATACTGGACCATCAACTCCAGCACCTTCATACACTGGATTCTATACTGGACCATCAACTCCAGGAACACCATACACTGGATTCTACACTGGACCATCAACTCCAGGTGAAACTTTTACTGGTTTCTACACTGGACCATCAACTCCAGCACCATCTTACACTGGGTTTTATACTGGACCGTCGACTCCAGGAACACCATATACTGGGTTCTATACTGCAGATCTAACTCCAGCGCCTGCATATACTGGATTCTATACAGGTCCATCTACTCCTGCTACGCCATATACTGGGTTCTATACTGGATTCTATACGCTGAAATGGGATGTTGCCGATCTCAATGGGATGCCGTCGGGACAGATTCCTGCCTTCTTTTCAGGAACCTATATTGGTGATTCCACTCCAGGAACACCATATACTGGTTACTATACAGGTCCATCTACTCCAGCGACACCATATACTGGTTACTATACTGGCGATTCCACTCCAGGAACACCATATACTGGTTACTATACTGGACCGTCGACTCCAGGAACATCCTACACTGGATTCTATACGCTGAAATGGGATGTTGCCGATCTCAATGGGTTTCCGTCGGGCCAACTTCCTGCCTTTTTCATTGGTTACTACACTGGCGGTGCATCTCCTGCTACGCCATATACTGGATTCTATAGTGGGACAAATCCAGGTGGGTCGTTTACTGGGACTTATACAGGTGATGGACCGCCTGAGCAAGACTTCATGGGTCCAATTTTAACTCCATATGTTGGTAATTATAGTGGTTCGCCTGTCACCCAGAATTACTTGGGAACTTACACTGGCGTACCTTCGTTAGAATTCTATGAGGGATATGAACCAGGACCACCAATTTTCCCAGGTGAACCAGGACCACCAATCACGAATTATAGACAGGCTCTTGTTCCAGGAAATTATTCTGGATGGTACACAAGCACAGGTCCAGGAATTTATACAGGGTTCTACCAAGGTGTAGTTCCGACTATTGCGGAATACACTGGGTTCTATACTCTTGTAGGAAATCCGACTGGTCCATATACTGGTTACTATACTGGCGATTCTACTCCAGGAACACCTTACACTGGAGTGTATTCTGCACAACCAGTTTCAAAATCATTCACAGGTCCATCTACTCCAGGAACACCATACACTGGTTTCTATACAGGTCCATCTACTCCAGCGACACCATTCACTGGGTTCTACAGCGGTCCATCGACTCCAGGAACACCATACACTGGTTTCTATACTGGTTCTTCTACTCCAGGAACACCTTACACTGGGTTCTATACTGCACAAGCAGTTCCAAAATCATTCACAGGATTCTATACAGGTCCATCTACTCCAGCGACACCATATACTGGGTTCTACAGTGGTCCGCCTATTCAGCCAGGAACCTTGGTTCCAAGACCTGGAGGAGCAGGTCCAGGGGATCCAGGACCGTTGTTCGTTCCTACAAGATACACTGGTTACTATACTGGCGATTCCACTCCAGGAACACCATATACTGGGTTCTATAGTGGCGAACCATCCCCAGCGACGCCATATACTGGATTCTACACAGGTCCATCTACTCCTGCTACGCCATATACTGGTTACTATACAGGTCCATCTACTCCAGGAACACCATATACTGGTTACTATAGCGGCGAACCAACTCCAGGAACACCTTACACTGGTTTCTATAGCGGCGAACCAACTCCAGGAACACCTTACACTGGTTACTATACTGGTGCACCAATTCCAGGAACACCATATACTGGTTACTATACTGGAGCGACTGGAACTGCATATACTGCATACTTTATTGGTCCAGCATACACTGGTAATTACACTGGATTCTATACTGGATTCTATACAGGAACTGCATCATATACAGGTAATTATACTGGGTTTTATACTGGTAGTTTCACCAGTGCAGGTAACTTTACAGGATTCTATACAGGAACTGCTATATATACAGGGTTCTATACTGGTTTCTTTACTAGCGTTTATACTTCACCTGCATACGGTGGTTTCTTTACGGGTAATTATACTGGAACATTCGCGGGGACGTATTCCGGAGCAACTGTGCTTTCCTCGAAGGACACAATATCAACGGTTAAACTTTGGATTAGGACTGCATAACTATGGTTCTTAGAATTAAATCTTCTGCGACACCAGTAACCTCTGCAAATATGCAGGGGTTGCAGGCAATGTCTGTAGATGAAATCAAAAATTATGTAGCAAATATCCTAACAGTTTCCTTTGGTGCGAATGCTGATGGTACAGGTACTGGTGAAATTAATATCACCACAAATAATACTGGCACAGGAACTGCAATCGGAACCTTTGTTGATACAGATCGTCAAGAGGCAACAGGAACTCACCCAGCTACTGGTGCGATTGATACTGTAACATATTACGCAAAGCAGGTATCTGCTGCGGCGACTGAAAGTATTACTAATAGACCGATCAAATATTCCACTGACCGCATCAAAGAAATGTCTGATGCAGAAATTGATAGTGAATTGCTTGATTATGCTATTTCTGCGATGGTCGCCGAAAGTTCGTATACTGCTGGACAATATCGTCTACAAGCAACTGCCCCCAGCGGTGGAACGTGGGTTTCTCGCTACACACTGACTGATGTTGCAAACGGTGGTAATACTCTTACTTACCTTTGGCAGAAAACTGCGGCGACTAGCACTCCAGATACAAGTCTTAAACCACTTAAACTGATCAATACCAAGGACATTAAAGAAATGTCCTCTGGCGAAATTCTGCAGATGCTACCAAGTTTCCGTAATAGAATTATTGATTCTGGTTTAGGGACATACAAGGTTCAATCTTCAACACCATCTGGCGGAACATGGGTCCAATTAGGAACTTCTACTACTGATACCAGAGAACAAATTTCGCCAAGTAACTATGTTGGTAACTATGTTGGTAACTTCAGTGGTAATTATGCTGGTGGATATGTAGGTCCAGCAAACTACTCTGGTGGATACTCTGGCACTTTTGCAAATAACTTTAGTGGTGGATTTGTTGGTCCAGCAAACTATTCCGGAACATATTCTGGCACTTTTGCAAATAATTTCAGCGGCGGATTTGTTGGTCCAGCAAACTACTCTGGTGGATACTCTGGTAGTTATGCCAACAATTTCAGCGGCGGATATATAGGTCCAGCAAACTATACGGGCAACTATGTCGGTAACTTTTCTGGTACATACTCAGGAGCCTATGCAGGCACTGCTCCATATTCCGGATCATACTCACAAGGATTCAGCGGTAACTATGTTGGAGGTTATGTTGGACCTGCCCCATATTCTGGTTCATACTCACGAGGATTCAGTGGCAACTATGTTGGTGGTTACGTAGGTCCAGCAAACTACTCTGGTTCATATTCTCGTGGATTTAGCGGCAACTATGCTGGTGGTTATGCTGGCACTGCTCCATATTCCGGAACATATTCAGGAAACTTCAGCGGAACTTACCTAGGAACTTTTGCAGGTTCTAGAAACTATGCTGGTAACTATGCCAGCAACTTTAGTGGCAACTATACTGGATTCTTTGCTGGTTCGAGAAACTACGCTGGATCTTATGCAGGTAACTTCTCAGGAAACTATGTAGGTTTCTTCTCGGGTTCAAGAAACTATGCTGCATCCTATGCAGGTAACTATCTCGGAACATATTCAAGAAACTTCTCTGGAACCTACCTAGGAAACTTTAGTGGCAACTATCTCGGATTCTATGCACCATTTTTCGGTGGTTTCGTTGGAACAGCATTTGCTGGTAACTATCTAGGAACTTATGCGAGTAACTTTAGTGGCAACTATCTCGGATCATTCAGCGGTAACTATCTTGGAAATTATGCTGGATCGAGAAACTATGCTGGTAACTATGCGGGAACATTTAGTGGAAACTATGTAGGTTTCTTCTCGGGTTCAAGAAACTATGCTGCATCCTATGCAGGTAACTATAGTGGCAACTATCTTGGCACTTTCTCTGGTTCAAGAAACTATGCTGCTAATTATGCTGGCAACTATAGTGGAAACTATGTAGGGAACTTTACTGGTAACTATATTGGTCCCGCAAACTATACTGGATTCTATGCGGGTAACTACACTGGATTCTTTACTGGATTCTATGCAGGAACTGCTACATATACTGGAACATATACAGGCAACTACACTGGGTTCTTTACTGGTAACTATATTGGTACAGCAAACTATACTGGAACATATACAGGCAACTACACTGGATTCTTTAGTGGAAACTATATTGGTCCAGCAAACTATACAGGTAATTATGTTGGATTCTATGCGAGAATTTTTTCAGGATTCTATGCAGGAACTGCTACCTATACGGGTACATACACTGGAAACTTTAGTGGCAACTATACTGGATTCTATGCAGGAACTGCCACATATACAGGAACCTATTCTGGGAACTTTACTGGCAACTATACAGGATTCTATCTAGGAAGTGCTACCTATACGGGTACATACACTGGGAACTTTACTGGCAACTATACAGGATTCTATCTAGGAACTGCAACATATACTGGTTTCTATAGCGGATCGTATACGCAGTCGTTTTCAGGAACCTATTCTGGTGCGACCATTCAAGCGACTAAAGACACCATCTCAACAGTATATTTGTGGGTAAAAACTGCATAAATCTATTGACTTTGTAGCAATTATTATATATACTGTTACCATGACTATTATTTCTAATGGAGAATTGAATTGATTAATACCTCACCTGTAGTTACCCGTAAGATCGAAAATCCTTATTGGGCGAATAAAGAACGTCAGCATATCATCGCTGAGTTTTTCTATCCTGACACTAATAAGCGTGTTACTGCATCCATCATGAATGATGGTAGCAATCGTGATTACGAAGAAGTGATGCGTCTCTATAGTATCGGGCAGATCGATGCCAATACTGATCGGCGCATGGAAGAACGAAATAATCAAATAAAGCAAAACCTTGAACGTCAGAAGGTAGACAAGACTCGCGTGCAACAAGAACAATTGTTTGCTGCTAAGTTGGATGCCTTCGAACTTGATATAGTTAAAAACTCTAAGAATCGCGATTTAAAATCTAAGATTCGCAAGTCTAAGACGTTTATGGAAGTCACTGCATACACAGTAATGTTACTGATGCAAGAAGAAGCGAATACTGCTATTGCGCAAGAAGCAGTTGATGCCGAATAATGGATTCCTGTACGTTGCCACAATCCGCAAAGGTTACTACAGGGCAGCAAGAAACTCGGCAATTTCTTTAAAAGATTATTTTCCAGATGCAAATATCACATTCTTCACCCAAGAAGAATGGGTGCAACCAGATGATTATGAAATTTTTGATAATGTAATTACCGAAAATGTTCCTCGCGATAAACGAGCAAAACTTTGGGCGCTCGATCAGACTCCGTATGACTTGACAGTTTATATGGACTGTGATACTGAAGTCGAACACGAAGACATCCAAAAGATTTTTGATCAGATCCCAGAGGATACCGATGTTATCTTCACTGCCAATCGTCCGTATAACGCAGCACTGACCAAGTTATCCGAGACAGAAGAAATGACTGAGCATTGTGGGTTGTTTGTCTATCGGAATAATCCACAAACCTTAGAGATGATGCGTGCTTGGTATGACGAGTATTGGGCGCAAAATAAACCAGAATGGGATCGCAAACATTATCCAAAATCTGCCTTGCAGTGGGATACGTTTACGATGTGGAGACTCCTCAACCAGTTTGATTTTGGGGTAAAGGCAGGTCGGTTTCCCGACCCAGATGCTCGATGGAATTTTGTCGCTGGATATAAAGAAGAAGAACTCCAAGGACAACCGAGAGTGATTTATCATTATACTATCCCGCACGGTATGTTAGATTAAGGATTATCAAATGTTGAAATTTACAAATTCAGTCTCAAAAGATCTTACAGATATTTTAGACCCGTTCACAGAATGGTTCTTCCAACAGAACGATCAACATCTAGTTCTCGGACCTGAAGATATGCAAGCAAAACGTCGCGGCGGACTGAATGTGGACACTGCTACTGATGAGCAGTATATGAATCATATCGTCAATAAGGGACACAATCATGTTGGATTTCCTGATGTTGCATGGTGCACTGACATGTCTCAGGCACATGGACAACCATGGTTCCCTTCTGAATATGGCAGAAGGCAGCAAGAAACAAATTCTGAATTAATAAATTATCTCGGTGCTAGAAATAATGCGGTCTTCACATATTATCCAGAAGATGGGTTTATGGGATGGCACACTAATTGGAATGCGTCTGGTTATAATATTCTCATTACATATAACTCAGAAGAAAATGGCGGATTTTTCAGATATCTCGATCCTGTAACAAAAGAAGTTGTCACTATGGTCGATCCAAAGGGATGGTCATGCAAGGTTGGTCACTTCGGCGATCGCAGCGATCCAAACAAAATCGTATATCACTGCTGTGGTAATACTGCGAAGAGATTGACACTAGGATATGTTGTACCGCATCTAGAAATCTGGCGCTCAATGATTGAAGACATAAGCGGCGAGGATGCCTCTCACTTTTCCTGAGTGCTTTTAACCTCACTATATTTTGCGAGTAGATCTTCCAGAATAGTCAACTGTTCATGCATTTTTTCAATATCATCTAATAACTTAGGAACTGCAATTCTTGCTCGCTCGAGGATTGCAGTTTCATAGTTTTTAATTCCAACATTTGTAGCAGACTTAATTCGACGGTTTCTAAATAATGTTTTAATTTTACTAATTAACGATGGAATTTTTGGTGTCATGTTTAATTGAATCATGTGTTGATTGTTGCGCTGATCAGTTGCCTGTTGCCGCATCTTTACAATTTGTTCTTCTTTTGCTCTTTCCGCTGCTTCTTTTTCACGTGTAAGTCTTTGGTTTTCTTCGCGTAAATTTTGCAACTCAGCAGAAATTCTAGATTCCTCTTCTGCTTTCTTTCGCTGCAATTCTTCATATTTTTCTTGTGCGATTCTTCCCTTCTCAAGTTCTTCTTGAGAAGGTTCAATAATTTCAACTTCAACAATTTCTTCTTGGAAATTTCCTTCGATCCACTCCTCCACAACCACTTCCTCGGGTGGAGGCGGCACTGACACTAAAGGTTCTGGAATATAATCTTGCGGAGGTGGTGCGACGACTCTTGCTCTACCCATATTATTTTTTCCCTATTACCATGAAGCGGTCGAACTCGACCTTACCATCCCAACTGTAATATGACTGCTTAATAGATCCCTTGTAGAAAACATCAGTAACTCCAATATTCTCGATGTGCTCTTCAATCGTTGGTACGCAATTAATACCATACATTTCTTTGAATACATTTGACGATTGGCAGGCAAAAATACAATCTGGGTTTGCAGTTGTCATTTTCTTGAGGGGGTACATGGTCTCACAACAAAGAGAAATAACAACATCTGTTTCTAGTGCATTGATATCATGATATGCAAACGGAATATCCCAATTGATGTGATTTAACTCAACACCCGTGTTGGAATAATACCTATTAAACACTTTAGAGAGTTCCAATGCATCTTTGTCGATATCGATTAAATTAATTTTCTTGACGTTTAGATTTTCGCATAACAATGGAACGAGCGGAAACCCCAACCAAGAATTCAAAACCGTAATATTTAATTGCTTGGTTACATCTACGCATTTCTGCAATTCTTCTACCAACCAGATAGCAGCATCCATAGTATTTGGATTCAAAGACTTACGAAAGTCTTCGTGTTTAAACGGCATTTCGTGATTGATCTTTTCTAGACCTTCACCCCAATAACGATAGTTGTTTAAGTAATTATAATTTAACATCTTGTGGTCTTTCCATTGAATCATATAAACAAATAAGTGGTTCTTCGCGCAGGACTTGTTCTCTTACATCTGTCGGCCACATATATCCGTAGTTGTAACTATATACCCAACCGTCTGGGAAATGGTCAATTTTCAGAAGACGTTCTCTTTGATGCCCGAATAGATTGTCGAGACCGCGATAATAGAAGAACATTTGATCTGCATAATCTGTGACGAACTTGGTGATTTTGTCGATATCTAACCTATCATTCCACCTCAACACGCTAGAATTTAAGTCTGTATATTTGTGCGGAATATCTTGGGTGTCTTGTTTCATTTTCTTCATGTTATGCCAATGAGTGCGAACAAAAGTTAAACCGTCTTCCGGATCATGATCAACGATGCAATCGATATTGTTTTGAATACCGATATCAAGATCTAGAAAAAGTTTTTCTCCTTTTTGCTTAACAACATTTCGGTCAAAAAGATATAACTTATTCCACCATTTTTCGTAGTAGTTATCCTCGGGTAATGGGATGACATTAATTTCTGGACTTAATCCACCAGAATGTTCGGTCAAACAATAAAAATTAAATTCTGTTGTAATGTGTTGTTTGCATTGTTCGAGAATTTTATTGACATCTTCCGAATCATATTTGAATCCCCACTTTACTGTGTAAATATTAATCATTATACATTCCAATGTTCTAAGAGATCAGGATCAACAAGCGATTCCTGCTTCACTTTCCCTCTGCTGTTGTCTGTAAATGGAAGTAAATCCACATTAAAAACACACACAATACAGTCCTTTCTATATATACCGACTTCAAGGTCGCCTGAATCCCAGTCGCGTCCGCGATTGTAAGAGTAAGCAAAGGTATTTGGAAAATGTTTCCATAATGGAGTATCGCTAAAGTCTCCCCATCGCCAACTATGATAGTTGTCAGTTCCATCGGTGAACGTGAACCAAATACGTTCTTGATGTTCTAGCACATCCTGCCAGATGCACTCTGTCTGATCATCTGACCACACCATACAACTACCATTAGTATATGCGCCATGGGAAAGTTTGAAGTTGCGAGACTTCATCGGTCTCGGATCTTGCCACCACGAGCGCAACTTGGTAGGATTCTCTAGGTCATAAGTGATGATTGGCGACAAATCATTTTGTATGATAACATCGAGGTCGAAGAATACAAATCTGCCAGTTGGTTTATCGTCTGCGAAGTTGTGGGTGTTGAAGATAAAAGTCTTTGGTCTGTCCCAACAACGTGCCATGCCGTATTTGAAATCCTCAGAACCGAACCAGTATTTTGGGTGGATGTCAGGAATGTCTGGGAAGTCGATGACTTTAATTTCAGTGTCAAACCCTTCACTATTATCTGTGTAGCAATAGAAGTGAAACTCAAAATTATCTGGGGTATGCTTCTTTGCCATTCGATAAAGACGATTGACAAACTCAGCGGAATACTTTGTTCCCCATTTACAGCAAACGTAATTAACTCTCATTCGCAGTTCCACAATCTGAGAATGTCTTCATGTTCGCATTCCAATAACTTAATTTGCTCTTTAGCAGAAGGATGGGGAACATTATCCGTATTGAATAAGCAAATCTTGGCATCGGATCGAAACTTAAATCGTTCAATATCATCTGGGTAATGCTTTCCTCGATTCCAAGAATAAATCCATCCGCCTGGAATGTCTTTCCAGAAATCCCTCTGTCTCCAGTAATGATAATTATCGCTCCCCTTGAAGAAAGTTTTAAATATCGATTCGGAATTCTCGATGGCATCGTTGTAGATATGTTCGCATGATTTACCAGGCCAAAGCATCATACTAGAATTGTAGAATGTTCCTCGAGTATCAATAAACAGTCTGTCATGTTTCTGTGATTGTGGTTGCCAGCGGCATTGAATTATACGAGGTTTCTGAGCAAGTTCTTCAATGTCAGATATATCTTCTTGGATCACAAGGTCAAGATCAAAATAGCACCAGTCACCTATGTACCCCAACCAGTTGTGTGAATTAAATACTAAGAACTTTGCTCGGTCAAAACAGAAGGTTTCTTTACCAAACCAATATTTTGGATGTAGAATACCATCGTCTGGTATAGGCGCAGTGTCGCAAATTAAACCATCGGTATCATCAGTATAACACGTGAATGTAAACAGGTTGGGGTAGTTCTTCTTTACCATGTTGTAAAGATTGTTCACATATTTGGCGGGATACTTATCACCCCACTTAATGCATACGAAGTTCATCATATTCTTTATCTGCTCCAGGAAACTGGTCTAACCCATTTAGTAATGCTATAGTATAGTCTGGTCTATACCAGAAAGATTTATTGTGGTCATCTATACCATAATAGTCTGCGCCATATACGAACGAATATATCTCACCTTTCGGAAAGTAATTAAATCTAAAATCTTCGTGCCATAAGAACCTGTCGTCACCAAAATACTTAACCATGAAGTAATCTGGATTTGATTGAAAGTGCTCCCATATATGATGAACAGTCCCATCTTTCCACATCATTACGCTCGAGTTGTAATTACTTAAATACCGCATGCCATGAGTTTCTCCGACATAATCAGGAAACTCTATATTCTTC